TTTTTGAAAAGGCGAAATATTGAATTCAAGGTTTTTAGTTACAACCAACGATATAACGAAGACGAATATTTGGAATATTTACGACACGCAAAATATGGTGTATGGGTGGGAATACATGAAAGTCAAGGTTTCGCATTAGAAGAAGCGTTATCATGCGACGTGCCGTTATTTGTTTGGAGTGTTACTTCCATGAATCAAGAAATAGGACCAAATTATAATGACATTCCAGCAATTACAATTCCTTATTGGGATCAAAGGTGTGGAGAATATTTTCATAAATCATCTGAAATAGAAAGTAAATTCGAATTATTTTTATCTAATTTGGATTCATATAAACCGCGTGATTATGTTGTAGAAAATCTATCATTTAATCTTTGTGAAAGTAAGCTAATCGAATATATCAACGAACTTCATAAACATTAGTTATTATACCTATATCTGCGATATCACTTTCAAATAATATTATATTTTCATTTATACAAGGAAATATAATATTATTCAGGTTAGTATTATTACACCAACTCACCAATCACCGAAATCGATTCATCACCAATCTCAAAACGTTGTCCAATCACCCTAACGCGAATTTCCTCTTCTTCTTGCAGACGCGTAAAATCGGCGCGGTCATAATGATGATCACGGGCAATAAAAACTGTAACAGCCGATTTTGGTTCATTCAACGTTGCACGAATACCCGCAAGACTGATATTTTTTATTACACATGAAAACACGACACCTTCAACGAGTGAGCATGACTCACATTCATATACTACGTCAAATATTGCGTTTTTACCATAGAGGTATCCGTTGGAATATGTAAGGATTTTCACGCTTCCGGGTCGAATAAACCCCTCCGCCATACACTTTCCTTCTACGATTTTCGAGAGAATATGTTCCAGCGTATCTTTTACATTACGTCCAATAATGCGAAATGGAATCTCTAATTTACGGGTTAGTAATATTGTAGTATAAATACCTAACTTTGGTGCGGATTGTACAGTCTTCGTGGATGATGCGAATTTTGACATACTCATCTTAGAAATGATAACCACCGTATATTACTATAATGCTATACTTTATTTCTCTATATGTAATCTCTCGATATCGCACAATAAAGCCTCGCATGGTGTGAAGAACCATTTGCGTCCGTTGATACTCTTTCTTTGAAACACCCTCAATAAAAACTCTTGAAACACGCACAATTCCTTTTGGGTTCGCTGTTTCGTATTTTCTGTAGTGAGTTTATAATCGTCACCTTGGGTAGCTGGATTCATCGAGAGAATCGTATTAATAATACTGATTGCGTCTGTTTTACCGGATTGGTCACATCGCGCACCTTTATCGCGCTTCTTCGACATTACTTTTACCTTGAAGACTAGATATTCCATTTTGAATAATGATACAAATCCGATAAGCATATTCATACTTCGTATCTGTTCAGTTTGGATTTTGCCTAAAAGAAGTTCGAAATCTCGTTCATCCTCTGGTTCTGCAAGAGTCCATTCACGAGTTTCATACCGTAATACCACTAATGTAAATTGCTCTTTCTTTTTCTTGTCGAATAACAACATTCCCTTGTCTTCAGGTGTCTTCTCTTTGACTGTGGTCGCAGCAGCGGCAGCAGCGGCGGCTCTTCGCCCAACCAATGGACGATGTATTACTTGTTGTGCATAATAATTGAGTAACATTCGCTCAAAAGGTGTCAATAGTTGAATACCTACACTGCTTCCGCTACCGCTACTGCCAAGGCCAGCGCTACCCGACGCGAACACAATCATCGAGTCATTATTTTTATGATACAAATAATTCAATAATGTCATACTTTCTTCAAAGGATAAATGTTCCAACAGGTTGGCGATGACGAGTTCATAGAGTTCTTCCCTCGATGTTTGGAACTCTTCAGTTTGAGAGATTTGGTTAATGACCTTACCACAATAATAATACCATTCTTCTTGTTCTTTTGTTGGTTTTTCATGTACGATTTTACACGTATCAAACGTATTTGATAACATCGTTATTATTTCTTCTACTGCGTTCGCGGTGTCTGGTTCAGGTTCCAGCACAGCAGGAGGAGCGGCGGTGGCGGCGGGTTGAGAAAACTCTGCTTCTACCGGTGCAGAAGCTGCTGCAGCTGCAGCCGCAGCACTTGCCATCAATTTCTGAGCTACCTTCTTATTCGGGACAACTGACGCACTTGAAGCCATCGCCGCCGGTTTTGGAAGAATACCCAAATAATCTTCTGTTATTTCCTGTGGAAGAGGATATTCTATCTCCGTATGTTTATAAGGAACCGGCACGCTTCGTTCATAAATACTAATGCGCTTATCTGTGAGTTCGATAGGCTGAAACAGGTAGTAATCGCCGACATTTATAATACGCCCAAGACGTCCATATTTGTCATTCACGTATTCATTTGAGTCTGTGATCATTTGTGTAAGAGCGAGATTGATTTGTGCGATAGGATACTGGCGAACTGCATTTACATGCGCAATAATTCCGTTGGGACCAGTCTTCTTGTAGAAAAATGCGTCCTTGTATAAATCCCGGATTTTATGAATGATTTTATCCAAGTTCATCGACATGAACTTTTCATTAAATGTATCCATTCGAACATCACTGTGAGGCCGTAACGATGCTGCCTGGCCACCGCCGCCTCCGCCTCCGCCGCCGCCTTCGTTATCGCTGTCATCGTCAATCCCGTATAAATCATTCTGTTCTTGTATCGGGCGTCCGTTGGAGAATGTCGGGCGACAAACATATTCACAGCGTTCCATATAATCACATAACGCCGAATATGGACGTGCACCAACTTGATAGTTTATTTGTTTGCGTGACGAGAGATTTTGCTGAACAACTTGATTCAGCTGATCAGCCGTTTGTGTATTATGCTGAACATTCAGAAGACAATCCACCGCAGAGGTTCGGAGTACTCGAGATACTGCGCCGATCTTTACGGCTTTAAATTCAGATAGTCGATATAAATAAAGGTCGATCGCCTCGATATCTGGGTTCGTGAGCATACTTCCGTAGAGATACAATTCCACGTTTCTCTGTGAAAACGGCAGACGTTTATGACTACAATTTCGGATGGCGCGACCTATAATCTGCTCTAATAAGTTCATGTTATACCATGGTTCCAAAATATGCACCTGTCGAATATTCTTGAAATCTAGACCTTCACTTCCCGCGACAGATATAATGACAACCTTCACATTTTCGCCGTTTGTGTTATTTTCGTTGGTGAGTGCCTTCAGTTCATGTAAATTATCTGGTGAAATCGTGGGATCACCTGTAATTACAGAATACCGCGCTGGACGGAAGGGTTGGCTAGGAAATTGAGCCTGGTGCTGACGTTGGGAAAGCATCGTAATCGCGTCGATACTTCCAGTGGGTTTGCTGCGAAAAAACGATGAATTTGCGCCGGCAGCGCTGTATCGTGTAAAACCGAGTTCTTCTAATGCAAGCGCAATCGGAACAACTCCACCATCAATATACTGGCTATATACGAGAATAATACCGTCGCTAATCATGATTTTATCGCATATATTCTTAATTTTCGCAGAATAACGACCGATATTATCTGGCGCGAAAATCCGAGAGGATGCTTTCGTCGTAGTTTCACCATTTGGTAATTTGAATGCGCGTGTAAATTCAGGACGATATTCAAAATTCAAACGCATCGGTGGATTACCGACCTCTTCATAGGACATAACATATCGCAACCCTTCTTTCCCGATACATGCTGCAATATCGAATTCGTCGTTCGGGTCATTTATATATTCGATGAGAGATGGATGCGGATATACGATATTCAGGGCTTCGAGCGGTTTTTGGACAGCGGCGTACCCAATCGTATCCATATTTTCAAAAGAAGGGAAGTCGGCCGCCTCAACAACGGTAGTTTCATCTATCTCGCCACCAGCGACGGCGGCACCAGCGGCGGCCTTTTTGCCTTTGCCCTTTCCTTTGCCTTTACCAGTTTCAGCCTTAGCCTCCGCCTTAGCTTCCGCCGCCACTGCCTTCTTCCGCCTCACCATCGCAGTCTTCTTGTAAATATACATCGCCTTCATGTCGTTGATGATGAAACGGTAGGCCGCTTCTTGAATATCACCAACTTGCGTCATATAAACATCAATATGCTCGATGGGTTGGTCGATGTGCCGCCCATTCAATTGGGTTCGTGGGTATCCGCCGCCGCCGTCGTGTAAGCGCGCAAGAAGCGAGAATTCAGGTGAGTGTTCTCTCGGGTATATCCGATACGGAAATGTGTATGGGTTTTCACCACGAACAAATGAGACGTATCCGGTCGCTTTGCGAATAAGAAGATCTTTCCCGATCTCTCGACCTTCTGCGTCCAAACGAAAATTCCCCCGCTCATCAAAGACATCCGCAATATCGATGGTCGCGCGGCGGTCATTCAAATTCATCAAGTTTATCAGCCAAACAATCTCCTTGTAACTGTTATACATAGGTGTACCGGATAGCAATAAAAGGCGCACATTATTCACCTTCTGTACGATTTGAAACAATATCTTAGCTACACGTTTGTCACGGTTGTCATCAGTGATACGAATATTATGAACCTCGTCAATAATTATTAGCGTATTTGCGAACAATTTACGCAACTTTGTAACCGACAAGGTCTCGATTGCGAGAGTCTCCATCTCGGCCGCTTTGGCGATATCCGCCGCGGATTTACGGCCTTTTCTGGACGAGGCAGCGGCAGCGCCAGCCACGCCACCCGACGCACCTGACGATGAAGTAGTAGTCTTGCGCCGAACTTCCTGTATCACCGCATCATCTTGCGAAATTCCGATACTAGATGCATGCGTTCGTGCATAATTCGCGAATTCATTATACCCGAAAAACAAGTAATGCGACGAAATCAAGCGCCGGATTTGTTTGATGATTTTGTCACGCGTCAGCCCCTTCATATTCATCGGGTTGATTTCCTTGATGAATTTATTGCCGGTGCATGCGCGGATATTCCATACGCCTGGTTCAATCTCTCGAAGCTCGCGTTCGTCAAAGAGCTGAAGCCGGAAATTCTCCTGGACGTTCGGTGATGCAATTACGATAATCTGCTGCGTTATTCCCATCTGTTTCATGTAATCGCGCATCTCTTCTGCTACACTGATTGCAGAACACGTTTTACCTGTACCTAGACCATGGTATAAAAGCAGACTATTATAGGGTGTCTCTACCGAGAGAAAATTACGGACAAATTGCTGGTTCGGCGCGAGTTCAATCTGCGCATTACATAATACTTCCGCCTCTTCTTCCACGCTCTTCGTATTGTCTACATCCATCTTGGTATCGAAAAACTCCTTTCGAAGGGCGATTTTGGTATTAAAATTTGGGTCATTTAGGGTTGGGTAAAGACCGTCGGCCGCAGCTGCGCCTGCACGTTCATCGTCGCTGTCAGGTGCCAACATTCCAATATCATGTAATGTGATCTCGCGTTCAAGCAATTCTTTTTTCAAGAGTAATTTATTGAAGTCTTTACTAAATGGATTATTGAGATCTTCTGGTTTCAGACGTTTGCGACCATCATCAAGTTCCTTTTTCATCATTCTAATTCGTTGTTGTGGGTCTATAGAACCCGCGGCCGCGACCCCTCCCGCAGCGGCGGCGTTTGTCCGTTTTTTAGGTATTATAATGCGTGGCGGCTTTTTATCAGGCATAGCAGCAAGAGTTGCGGCGGCGACGGATGCGACAGATGGTGGCGGTAAGGGGGGCGGTGTCGCATCAGCAGCGGCGGCGGCGGGTGCAATCGTTATTTCTATTGGTATATTTTCATCTTCTTCTGCCATTCGTATTTATTGTATATAATAGAATGTTCCTTTATATATCTACATGAAATAAAAAGGACCTATAAATACCCTGAAGTATAACATTAAAATATGCGATAGCGGGATAATATGTTATTAATTTTACGAACGATCCCGATCTTTTCTAAATTGTAAGGTCGTATCGTCTGAATACACTCGTCGAACGCCATCCATTTCATGAGACCTACTTCCATGATGTCGTGCGCCTTCTTCGGCTTCTTATCTAAATCCACCATCGCGAGAAAATACTTCTGTTTATAACACTTCATGTCTGACCCCATAAATATCTCTTCGAATGGTGCGATGTTTTGTATTACATTATCAGTTGTGATATCATACCCGGTCTCTTCAAGACATTCTCTCAGCGCACATGGAAGATCCTTTTCATTATAATTCCTGCGCCCTTTTGGAAATCCCCATTCGGTTTCGGTCCATCGGGTGGTCGATTCATCAATAAATTGGTGAAGAGTCTTTACGCGTCCGTCTTTGGTGCGTATTCCGCCTAACACCTGCCGGTATTTTTCAAATGAAATATGTTCTTCGTTTTTATACTGGCTTCCGCGCGTATATTCACCCCATAATAACCGCCACAGCTGTTCGAACGTAAGGCGCAGCAGATTCTCTTTTTCGGTCATCGTCATTTCATCAATAATGCGCTGGATATAAGCTTCATCGTTAAGAGAATATTTTCCGCGTATAAAATCGACAAACCCGAATGAGTCGCGGCGACGTATCATTAGAAATTCGGGTCCGGTTTCGCCGCATCGAAATGCAATTACGCCAATACTTGTTATAGGTGCGCGACAATTGTTATAAACATGGTTCGTGCGATTACAATTGTTACAGAAATACTTGTTTGGTTCCACCGTCCCGGCTACGCTCTTACCTCGATATGACCCGTTTGCAGTTCCGGTGCTTCCAGGAACTGCAGAAATCGTGGACGACGGTTTATTACTTACTGTTCGCAACTGACTAATTTCTAAATAGGATAATGCAGATTTAGGATTATTTATTTTTATTACTTCTGTGTCATTTTCGAGATCGTGTGCTGGTTCTTTTATAAATACTGAAACCTGGATTCCAGCATCCTCCTCCATTTCAGTATGCGCTTATCGTAATTATATTATTGTTTTTATGTCGTTTCAATATAAGCGAATTGATGAAATTAGACGCAAAGATATGGGGGCCGCATTACTGGTTCTTTTTAATGACAACTGCGGTAAATTATCCAGACCATGTAAACGACGTTGTCCGTAAAAAATACTACGATTTCATTCAGAATTTCTCGATGCTGATTCCTGATCCGGAAATGTCGTCAGAATTCGATCGAATGTTGAATAAATATCCAGTTACGCCATATTTAGACAACCGCGATTCGTTTATTCGATGGGTTCATTTCATTCATAATCGATATAATGTAATCCTCATGAAGGATGAGATGCCGTTACATGATGCACTCGAGAGATATTATCTGCATTATCGCCCGAAACCTATCCAAATACTGGAAGAACTGAAGTATAGAGAGAAAATCGTGTATCTGCTGATGTTGGCGGGTATGGGCTATGCGGCATATTATTATCACAATAGATAGATAAGTGAGAAAATGACCACTTATATGCTCGGTGATTTATTCGCTGCTATATATAACCTAACCGCTTAAGAAATGGTAAAGACCGAATACATCGTATTTATTATTACCGCTGTTCTTATCGTGAATACATATTATGACGGGCACTTGATAAAGATGTTTCAAAGCAATCAAAAATGGATTAAGATGGCCACATTCGGATTCGTGGGTCTCTCGCTCTTTATGTTCTTGCGTCGTAATCCGGAAAACTCTAGGCAATTGTTCTATCACGCCAACGATATTATTAAGTATATGCCGATTAGCAAGGGTACTGCAGATATGATAACGCCATTTTTCGATATGACGAGGGGTCATACCCCCAACGACGGCGGTGGTATAGGCGGGGGGGTAGGCGGGGCGATGGGTAGTGCTATAGGCGCAAGAACCGCGCAGAATGTAGCGCAGCCGTCGTGGGGGGGCGGAACCCCCGGCGGAAACCCCGGTGGAACCCCCAGTGCTGCTGAAAAGAGGCTCCTCAACTCCGGCAAAGGGTCTAGCAAACGTAGTGTTAGTGAAACTAAGAAAAAGTATGTCGCCGCACAACAGGGATGGAAATGCGGTGATTGTCAGCGTCAGCTTCCTGCTTGGTTTGAAGTGGATCACGTCATCGCCTTAGAACATGGTGGTTCAAATCATGTAGATAATTTAGTTGCTTTATGTCGCGACTGCCATGGAAAAAAGACCGCGATGTCGTTTTTATAACACAACAGTTGCGGGTGGTTATCGTAATCACATCGACATTATTATATCTTATAATTATAACTGGGTGTTGTTATCATTATAAATAATAGTAGTTAAAGAATGTCGTCACCGGCGCCAGCAGGCGGAACTTGGCAAAAAATCAAATCAAGCTTATTAACCAGTAAAGAAAATGTGAAAAAAACAGTAGCAGCAGCACCTGCAGCAGTAGAAGCAGCAGTAACAAAAGCAGTAGACGCAGCAAAAATAAATAATCAATCCGCCGACACCACAACAACCGCAGATTCACTCCATATCAGCACATTATTGAATTATCTCCCCATCATCGTTCTCGTCATCATATTATTAATCGGGTTTGTAACATGGGACTTAATGAAGGGTAATTGGCCAATTATTGTAACATTGCTTCTTACATTTATTTACGTGGTGTATATGAATTATTTGACACCGAGTAAGTATTTTGAATTGAAAGACGGCGGCCAAACAATTTTACCATCACCACCTACCGAAGACTTTATTATTGGACCAACAAAGGATAAATTGTTTATTCGTTTTCTTGTTCCGATATTATTATTTATTCTGGGGTTGGGGTTTGGATTTGGTAGTATTTCGGTATCTGACCCGAATAAAGTAAGCAACCATGACCTCACACGAAGTATGATAATATTCGGGTCTATCTTTTTAATTGGAGGGGTCATATACTCTCTAGTTCAAAAGTTTTATAATGATAAGCCACTTTCCGAGTATATACATTATGTTGTCATCTCTTTTATTATCGGTATTCCGTTGATTGTTCGCGGAAATGAAATCAATAAAGAGATGGACACAGTAAGAGACGACCCGTTATCGAGCGCGGAAAACAAGAAAAAATTCTCAGAAAATAGTGCGGATGTGTTATTAGGATTCGGCTTATTTTTTCAAATTGCGTGTTTTATGGCGGTTGGTTATTTTCTTTGGAGATATTCAAAAGATGAAAATCATGGCGGTTTCGATTTAACTGATCGTGGGATTATGATAGTTATCTTAACTGTTATTATTGGAATACCCGCGTCTGTATTTATGGCGGCTAGTCAAAAGGCGAAGGGTACTGCTGGGGCCGAAGATCTAACCGAATATGGCCAAAAAGTATTTTTAGTTCATGGTATTATCTGGTTCAGTATTTTGGTAGGTTTTGTGGCCACATTATTCGGTCAAACAAAGCAATCCACTGTTCATACATTTTTAGGTTTCAAGTATGCGCTGCCTATATTTGTAGCAGTTACGGCTTATTTTATTTTTCCAATTGTTTTTCAAACTACAAAGCTTAAAGAATCAACAAAGGATGAAATTTTGAAAACGAATGCGACGGGAGATGAGGATATCGCAAAAAGTGGATATTATCAACAACTCCGGGCAGAAGTAATAAAGGACTTACAAAAAAAAGACCCGAATGCAAATATAAATGGACAGGAACTAACAGATGCGATACAAGCCCGTATTGATGAAGATAAGAAGAAATCATACACACCGACTAGTGCGTTGTTATGGATATTTTCGGTAATTTCAGTTATTATTGTCATCATTATGGGTTTTTCGTTTAAAAGCAGAATAGACCTGGGGGCTGAAGATTCAGAGTACAATAAAGATAAGGATCTTC